GCGTATATTAAAGCTGAAGCTGGCCAAAATGAATTTTTTCCAATAAAGCTTAATTGGGATATACATCCGGATAGAGATCAAGAGTGGTTTGAAACTGAAACTAAAAATATGAGCAAGCGACAAATTGCCCAAGAGTATGAATGTAATTTCAATACGTCCGGTGAAACCGTTATTGATGGTGGAGATATACAATACTTAAAAAAGAATATTCAGGAGCCAAAATACAGAACAGGGCTTGATCGGAACTATTGGATCTGGGAAGAGGCGCAGCCTGGAAATTCTTATTTATTGGTAGCAGATGTGGCTCGCGGAGATGGCGCAGATTCAAGCACTTTTCATATTTTTAAGTTAGAAACTATGGAAATTATTGCTGAATATCAGGGGAAAGTAACACTTGATTTGTTTTCGGAGATAGTTTTCAGCGCGGGCCGAGAATACGGAAATGCGATGGTGGTGGTAGAAAATAATAGCGTTGGCTATGCAGTGTTGGATAAATTAAAAGATAAGGAATATCCAAATTTATATCACTCGATTAAATCTTCTCATGATTATATTGATCAATACCAAGCCGAAACTCACTCTTCTGCAATTGCCGGATTTACCACTTCTTTGAAAACAAGGCCCTTAATTGTTGCTAAGTTCGAAGAATATATAAGAAACAAAATGTTGACTATTTATTCTAGAAGGCTAATTAATGAGTTAGATACTTTTATTTGGAGGAACGGTAAGCCAGAAGCACAAAGAGGTTATAATGATGATTTAATTATGGCATGTGCAATTGGTTGTTGGGTAAGAGATACGGTACTTATTGAAAATAAAAGAGAGATAGAGTATAAAAAAGCGTTTATAAATTGTATAATGACAAATAAAACTCATATTGATTCTAGAATACCAGGAATGCAAAAACCTCGAAAAACAGAGCTGTTTGAACAAGCTATCGATGAAAAAGAAAAAATGAAAGAGTTTCTATGGTTACTAAAAGGATAAAATAGATGGATCCAAGTCAAAAAGTAAAAAGCACCAAAAACCCAAAAAATCCAGATTCAAATTTATACAGAAGATTAACAAAATTATTCTCTGGACCTTTGATTAATTACCGGTCTCAGAATACTCGACAACTAAGGCGCAACCGATTAGACAAATATGCAACCACCTTTAAGGATGTTGCGGGTCAAAAATTTGAAAGAATTGGATATAATCCTTTTGATAATTTTTCTTCATATATGATGGGTACGCAGTCTAGACTGCAGAGATATTCGGATTTTGATCAAATGGAGTACACGCCTGAAATTGCTTCTTCGTTAGATATTTACGCTGATGAAATGACAACACACACTGGCATAAAAAAGATAATTGATGTTGATTGTCATGACGAAGAGATAAAAGGAATTTTAGATACCTTATATTTTAATGTTTTAAATATAGAATTTAATTTATTTGGTTGGTGTCGTACAATGTGTAAGTACGGAGATTTTTATCTTTATTTAGACATTGATGCGAACACGGGAATCAAACAAGTTATTGGACTTCCTACCGACCAAATAGAAAGATTAGAGGGCGAAGACAAAACAAATCCAAATTATGTACAATATCAATGGAATTCCGGCGGTGTCACTTTCGAAAACTGGCAAATGGGACACTTTAGAATACTTGGCAATGATAAGTTCGCTCCATATGGGACGTCGGTTTTAGATTCAGCGAGAAGAATCTGGCGTCAGCTTATTCTTTTAGAAGATGCAATGATGGCATATAGAATTGTGAGAGCGCCAGAACGTAGGGTGTTTAAAGTTGATGTTGGGAATATCCCTCCCCAAGATGTCGAGCAATACATGCAGCGTGTTATCACCTCGATGAAACGCAATCAAATTGTTGATCAAGATACAGGAAGGGTTGACTTAAGATACAACCCAATGTCTATTGAGGAAGATTATTTTATCCCCACTCGCGGAGGTGTGGGCACAGAAATTGTAAGTTTACCAGGGGGCACCTATACCGGAGATATTGACGATGTTAAATATTTAAGAGATAAATTGTTTTCAGCGCTTAAAGTGCCAGCATCTTATCTGTCTCGCTCAGAAGGTGCTGATGAAGACAAAGCTACTTTGGCCCAAAAAGATATTAGATTTGCTAGAACCATTCAGAGACTTCAAAGATCCGTTACAACTGAGCTAGAAAAGGTTGGTATTATTCATCTTTATACTATAGGATATAGAGGAGATGATTTGTTGTCGTTTAAAATTAAATTGAACAATCCATCTAAAATTTCCGAGCTTCAAGAACTAGAACACTGGAATACTAAATTTAGTGTCGCTGGCCAAGCTGCGGAGGGATATTTTAGCAAGCGCTGGATTGCTCGAAATCTGTTTGACATGTCTGAGGAGGAATTCCTACGAAATCAAAGAGAACTTTATTACGATAAATATTTTGCTCAGTCTATAGAACTGTTAGGACAAGAAGCCATGGGCCCCGGAGGAGGTGATATGGGCGCCCTCGGCGGCGAAGAATTGGCTGACATGGGCGGCGGCATGGAGGACGATTTAGGTGGCGAAATGGATTTAGAGATGGGAGGTGAAGAAGAGGCACCGCCCACGACTGAAGAAGGCGACGCGGACACCTCCTTATTAGCCGCCCCGGGCAAGCGTGATGATGATTCTGCATGGGTTAAGGCAAAAGTCAAAAGAAGCGCCTTTGGGGGAGTTAAGCAAACAAAGTCAAAGAGATCAAAAGGGTGGTATACCCCGACTCCTGCTGATAAGCGCCAAAGTGGAGCTAGAAAGAGAAATATGAAAGCAAAAGATGGCCATGAATTTGCTACGCTACCCAAGAGACAGTTGCGGATGAACTTGCCTGATGGCGCAGAGGAAATGCTTGGGCTTGGAAAAGGTATTTATGAGTCTAAAGAGACTAATTATAATGACGAAGAACAAAAATTGTTTGAAACGAATACTACAGTAAGAAATTTAATAAGCAGCTTGGAGAGCAAAGATAATGTCGAGACATAATAAAAAGAGAAATACAGCTTTTCTTTATGAGGCATTGGTTCGTGAGGTTGTAAAGCGCACTATAAACAAAAATACTGATGTTAGAGATAAAGTAATTGCGATTATAAAAGAAACATTTACTGCTAAAAGTGAAATTGGAAAAGAGTTGAGACTTTTCAAAACACTATTGGAAACAAAGGGCGTCTCTTCTAGAATAGGAGAGAAGCTGATTCAAGAAACAAAGAAAGAATATCAGAAATTAGATGAAAAAAAGATTTTTTCTGAGCAAAGCGCGCTTATTAAGAAAATAAACAAAGAGATATCAAAATCTGTGTTTTCTAATTTTGTTCCAAACTATAAAGACATTGCAACCATTTCTCAAATATTTGGAGAAGATGTTAATATCAAGCATCGCGTCCTCTTGGAAGAAAGGATTCTGTCTAAGATTGCCAACAGAACAAAAGCCATGGCTAAAAATGATAAAATAAATAATTTAGTTGTGAGTAAATTTATCGGCCGATTTAATTCTCAATATGGTGCAACATTAACAGAAAGTCAAAAAACTTTACTCAATAAGTATATTCTTTCATTTTTGGACAATGGTGTAGATTTAAAAATGTATTTAAACGAAGAAATTTATAGACTGAAAGAAGTTGTAAAAAAGTCATATGGCTTGGAAGAGCTAAAAAATGACAGTATAATGAAAGAAAAGATGGGAAAGCTCGCGGCACTTTTAGAATCTTTTAGCACGAAGCCCATAGACAAAGATATGTTACAATCTATTTTAAAAGTTCAATTAGTTGTTAAAGAGGTACAAAGCTAAATGGCTGATATCACTGTAAAAATAGTTGATAATAAGGGTTTTACACTAGATGTACCCCCTCCACCCGTTGCTAGTTTCAAAGTCACAGTTGAAAATCCAATTGCTGCAAAAGTTAATTTAAAAGCTAGAAAAACAATGGACGGCAATATATTAATAATTGACCACCCTGAGATAGATATTGTTTTATCACCTTCTCAAAACAAAGTTTTGGCGCTTTCCAAAAATCAATATGGTGATCATGTATATGCAACTCAATCTAGATTGTTCGAACATCTAACTAGAAGTGGAGTAGTAGACCCTTCTTCTGTGCATGGCGGAAATGTGTTTGGCTCACTGGAGGGGACACTTCTGGTACCGTTGGAACCAGCCAAGGTTGATCCAATTCAAATGTCTTTATATACAGTTGTTGCGTTTCTTTTAGAAGAAAAGCCCCACTACCTTGCAGTTCAAAAATACGAAATTGACTTTGAAAAAGATCTTCTTGATCCTAATGACAAAGATTCAACTGAGCTTGGTGAAGTGCCTCATGAACCGCACCAAGGTACCATTAATCAATATACAGGGTACCCAGCCCAATATGGTCTTTTCGGCCGCGGCGGATTTTAATAATTAAAAAGGCCTAAATGGATTTATTATATTTTGTTCTTGCTGCGTATGGGATGACTCAAATACTAATTTTTGGGTCGATTTTTAATAAGGTTCGCCCATCGAAAAACGCCCTAGGGGGCCTAGGCATGTTGTTCCATTGTCCCATGTGTATGGGCTTTTGGGTTGGGGTGTTTTTGTTTGGAATTAATGAGTATACGGAACTATTTACCTTTGGATATAGTGTCACAAATGGGTTAATACTGGGATCTTTAAGTTCTGGTACTAGTTATTTGTTAGGTGTTTTAGTGAATGATTTTGGGTTTAAAATAACTTATAAAAATGAAGGAGATTGTAATGTTGATTAAGAAATGGAAATTACAACCCGTTCGGCGCTGCTGTAGCGGGTCTAGTATCAAGCGGTTAGCAGCCGCAAAAAGGTAAAAAATATAATGTCAAAGACGCTTTTAAGAGAGTACTACGAGTTAAAATGTGATGAACGCGGATGTAAAGACCTTTTAAACGAAGGTGAAAAAAAGCTAATCAACAATGGGTTTTTGCTGTTTCCAGCAAAACTACAACAATGCGATGTGCAAAATGGGAACGGCCGTGTCTATGGCCGACCAGTCTTAGAAAGGGAAATTGAAAATTATGCCAAGATGGTGAGCGAAGGAAGAGCAATTGGCGAATGTGACCATCCAGATGATAGTGTGATTAATCTTAAAAATGCATCTCACAAAGTTGTTAGAATTTGGTGGGAGGGCGATGATGTTAATGGGATTATACAATGTTTAAAAACGCCTTCCGGCGGTATTTTGGAGGGCCTTTATAACAGCGGCGTCAAGTTTGGCTTTTCTTCTAGGGCCCTAGGATCCTTGGGCCCGTGCCCAAAAGGCTCCGGAGCACAAATGGTTCAAGATGATCTTCAGTTAATATGTTTTGATGCTGTAAGTGAGCCTTCTGCTCCAAACGCCTATATACTAGACCAAAAAGTTAAGATGTACGAAGGCTTAGGAAAAGGTTTGTCAAAAATCTTTACAAAAGGTGATAGGATTAACCGCGCACTAAATAATATTTTTACAAGGTGATAAATGAAAAAATCAGAATTAAAACAAATCCTTAAACCGTTGGTTAAACAATGTGTTAAAGAAGCTTTATTGGAAGAGGGTGTTTTATCTAGTATTATTTCTGAAGTTATAGCTGGATTTAAGCCTCTCTTAACAGAAACATACCATGGTGCAGCACAAAAACCTGAGCCCGGCGCGCCAGCCCATCGAGAAGAATTTTTGGAGCAACAAAGGGCGGAATTTGATGAAGAGAAGAGAAGAATGTTAAAGGAACACAAACGAAAAGTTTTAGATGCTGCTGGATTTGGAACAGAAATATTTGAAGGCGTTGAACCGTTGTCAGCGGGAGGCGATTTGAACAACGCCCCGAATCATAGTCCTCTTTCGGATGTCGATCCCGGCGATCCCGGAGTAGATATTTCAGGTATCATGGCTTTGAGCAATACAAAGTGGAATAAATTAATTTAAGGGTGGATAATATGGGAAAAGTAATTAATGTAGAGGTTCGACCAAGAAATAAAAAAGAACACCCGGGAACGATGATCAAGAGATTCATGAAAAAAGTAAAGAATAGTAAAATTCTTGATCTTTATAGGGAACATATGAGGTATCAAAAGCCCTCTGACAAAAGGCGCCGACAAAAAGCGCGAAGAAAAAAGGTTTTAGAAAAGCTTCATAATCAAAAGATTAAAGAATCAGGCAACTAATTAAAGGAAGGAGAAAAAAATGGCAGAGATTGATGATAGTAAATTTATTAGTTATCCAGCGCATGGAGTTGGTTTAAGAAATGTTGGGTCTTATCAGGCTTCCGGACACCCCTATTTAACCGGTTCGGGCGCCATGTACGCCGGCGAAGAAAAACAAGTTGTATTTCCATTTGTTACCAAATCAGTAACTGTCATGGCCTCTGGTTCTAATCCTGCGATTGGTATCACTTTTAATTCAACTGGATCAGACGCCGGCGTCATCACGGGGAGACATCTCCTAGGTATTTCCGCCGCGGGAACGACTTTCACCTTTGATGTTAAATGTAAAGAAATATGGATCCACTCTTTAAATGCCACTAGTGGTTTTATAGTTTACGGCTCTTTAACAAACATCGCTACAGAGCGGATGTATGCTTTGACGGGTTCCGGTCTTACGGATTAAATGTTTGTCTTTAAACATTCAACAATAAAAAGGGCATTTTCACCTATGGTCTACTAATTATTGATGGAAAACCGTTTTTAAAAGGAGCGAACTATGTCCCACATGTTAGAGCAGGCTATTGTCGATGCTGAATCATTAAAAGAGGCAGCCCGCCAAAGCGCAGAAGAGAAGATTGTAGAACATTTTTCGAAGGACATTAAGCAAGCTGTTGATATGATTCTGGAACAAGAGGAAGGAATGGAGGGAATGGATGACCTTTTTGGTGCTGCTCCCCCCACAGAACCTGCCGCGCCAACAGTCGACCTGGAAGCCCCTAAAAACACCAAAGACAATGGCAAATTTGTGGTTGATCAATTGCCTTATGCGTCAACTACATCTAATGACACGTTTGTTAGCATTGATCTGGATAGATTAGAAGAGTCAATTAGGCATCAGTTAGAAGAAGATGACGTAGATCCAGCATATTTGGAGGAAGAATTTGTGTTAGATGAAGAAGAATTGGAAGAAACTCTCGAAGAGACGGGAGCAGGAAGAACAGGCGCCTCTCAGGGCGATGAGTCTAAAACTCATCGGGGCGAAAAAGACTATACCTGGAAAGCAGGTGAAGATTCTAAAACAGACAAAGGCACCCATGATGATGGATCGCGGAAGGGCGATGAGTCTAAAACTCATCGGGGCGAAAAAGACTATACCTGGAAAGCAGGTGAAGATTCTAAAACAGACAAAGGCACCCATGATGATGGATCGCGGAAGGG